CACACTCAAATCTATGCTGCCCGTCAATTATTTCATACTTTTCATTCACAATAATTACAGTAAATAAATAGTTTTCAGAAATTGATTTTTTCAACCGTGATAAATGAATGATGTTTTTGTTTCTGTTACCCTCAATCGGTTTGAATAGAAAGTAATCTGTTGTTGTGTGAACTTGGTTACTGTGCTTCACCATTGGTTCTGTTTTAAAATTATTCATTTGTTTTATATTGGGTTTTATAACTCCGCCCAGAAGTTTTGTTTTAATTAGAGAAAGGCACTACTGCTAACAGCGTATATAAGAAATGGCACATAAACATTTGTGCTAAATTTCAACATCCTACAAGTGCCACTTCTCATATACGCAAAACGTTAGCACCAATACTACGTTATCTTTTTCAATTCAGAAATCAGAAAATCAATAGCGTGTCTACCAACGTGATATTGCAATGATGGTGTTCCTCCGTAAGTTGGGATTAAAAACACTAAAATATCATCGTACATTCTGTATATTTCAGCAAATCCATAATCGCTTTCAGGGATGAAAACCATGTCGCAATCAACACCATTATCATCAATCTTTGTATTGTATGGCAAATCAAGTATTGCTTGTTTTAATTTGTCATTATATAAATTTAGTTCAATTCTCATAATCCGCACTGGTGCTAACAGCGTATATACAAGATACGCCTACAAGCATTTGTTTATAATTTAAAATTTATCGTTTGGCGTACCTCGTATATACGCAAACCGTTATATGCAATGCTAATAATCCCAACTTGAACGAACATCAATATCTCTTGTTACATCCATTACTTCATTATATCCAAGTTCATCTTTTATCTTTTGTGGTGTTCGTTCAAGAACAAAATCTATCTCATTCTCTAAAATAGACATACTTTCAGTAAAATGATTTGCTATATCTTCTGCAATATCTCTTAGTTCACTCAATCTATCATATTTATCTTTGATAGATTTTGTATCCTTAATTCTTTTATTTAATTCTTCTATATTCATAATTTCAATTTTTAAATCCGCACTGCATATACACCAAACCGTTAGGCACAATATTAATTCGCCTTACGAAACTGCTTCTCGTTCTTTTTCTTATTTTTATTTCTGGTTTCAATCTTCTTTTTAACATACTCCAATTCTGATTCCCAATAAGAAGCAGTTTTATCATCCCCCTTAGATTTTGCTTCTTTAACCAATTTAGGATATTCAATATCTCTTTTCTTTATCAAATTTTTAGTGTCTTGCATAATCAAAAATACTGTGCCTAACAGCGTATATGTGCAATACGCTTCAAGCGGTTAGTAATAATTTAAAGTTTCGTTACTGCGTACTGCACATATACGCAAAACGTTATAGGTAATTGTTTTAAAAATTCCAACCGCACCGTTATACAGTTATATCAATCGTTTTCAAATAATCGAAATACTCCTGTCTTGTTTGCATCATCCAAGCAGCATAAGCGTGTGCTGTTCTGCATAGTTCTTTTTTAATGTCTTGCATTTCTTCATCGGTTTTCTTTTCGCCAATCTCTCCCTTATTATCAAGTAGTGGTGATTTGGCTACTAATGCCTGTAATGCTGCTGCTGCGTAATTGTCGTAAATTGAATTTTCCATTTTGTTTTTAGTTTTTAATGCCACCCTAATTTTTAAAACAACTACCTATAACATAGGGTTGGGCAAAATGCCGCAGGTAGTTTTGTGCTAATATTGAGGTTTTCGTTAGCGGCACTTCGCCAACCCTCGTCCGTTCCCAAACTGCAACCCCATTGACTTCTGCAACTTTTCAGCAAAAATATTCCCGAAATATTTGTTGTTGTTTTGGCGAAAATTCCGCACCAAATTCAAACAGGCAGGGGCGAATATCACGTTCCCTCTACACGAATGAATGATTGCACGTATGCGTTTGTAGTCTTGTTTAATTTTCATAAAATCGGTTTTAGTTTAAGTCCTATTTCTGTTCGTAATTGTAGTTTGCCACCTTTATATTCCGGCAATTTCTTTCGTTTTTGTAACTCGTATTGCACAAGTCCGACATTGGTACTCCTGAACAACTGCCGTATCTGACCGCAGTAGATGAACGTCAATATGTAGGTTGTTGGTTTCATTTAATTTTATAGTCGTCAAAATCGCAAACGGACCGAGCAAGAATATGACCTCTATCTTCATGTGCCTGTATCGCTGAATCCCAAGTATTGCCATGCTGCTCACGTTCTTTTTGTTTTGCTATTGCCATTGTAAATGTTAATGTTTCTAATAAATCGCCATCGTGTGCGAAATGGCTCTTTATATTTTCGTAGAACCATTCTACCGCTGTTTGTTCTGCATTTGTACTCATTGGTTATCTTTTTTTTCTTCTTTGTTTTGCCTTACGCTGCTGACCTCGATAGCTGTCTACCGTGTGTTTGTTTGGAAAATAAATAGGACTTGTTTGGTAAATCCTATTTTCGTCTATTATTTCGTACCGATTGCTGATAGGAATAGAATTGTCGAGTAATTCGTTTTTCTGCGTTTTTGCAATTGCTGCCATTGCCATCGTTGCTAATACTAAATTGTTTTTTTTCATAGTTGGTTTTTTTTAAATTATAAATACGTATGTGTGTATGTGAAGTTATCCCATTCCTTTTGCTCTGCTAGTTCTCGCTCATCTTCTTCATTTGCTGCTCGAAAGCAACCTGTAAGCAATCTGTCCTCTATGCTGCCGAAGATAGCATCTATCCAATCTTCAGACGGTTCTAGCCCGTCTACTCGCAACACCTCTACTTCATCGTTCTTGCGGTCGTAATCAACCTCTAGGTCGTAGCCGCAGCAACGCAACTGCAATCTGTAATTATCTTTCGTAAATTCGTCAATAGTGTGCTTCATGGCTATTTGTTTTTAGTTAATTTTATTTTTTAATTTAAAGACCAAACAATCAGCCATATAAGTTACAATATCGTCTTCATTATTAAAAACCTTTTCGTCTTGCAACGCATTTTCTGAAAAATCGCCATCTTCATCAATTCCCCAAGTGGTCGTGAATGTTTTGTCGGAATAGTCAAAATTAAATCCGTAGTCTAATTGAATTTCGTAGGCTAAAGACTTTTCTGTTTTAGCTTCGTGCGTAGCTAATCTAACGCCTAAGCAAGAATAAACATCGTTTAATTTTGAGTTGCTATAACACGCAACCAATAAATAGGCAGCTTCGCTTTTGTCTGATTTGCAAACATTAAAATCAAAATTCAGCTTACTTGCGGCTTTTTCTAAGATTTGCGTAAATACGTTCATGGTTTTTAGTTATTTTTAAAGTTTCAATAGGCAAATATACACATATTTATTTAATATTAAACAATATTATTAAATATTTATCTAAAATATATCTAACTGCTTGATATTCAAATAGAATAATTTTTGTTTTTGTTCATTTATTTAGTATTATTTCAATAATTTATCCGCAAATTCAAGTGCATACACCACATCGAACTTACTTACCTTGCCAGTTACCCAATAGCTAACAATGTCATACGCTGCTACAATGGGGAATACTATTAATATAGCAATTATTGCAATTGGTAAGGTAATTATCCATTTAATGTCCATTTTATTAGTATTTATTGTTTTATAATATTGTACCAAACGGCAATAATTCGATGTCGCAACAAACGTAACTCCTGTTTTTGTCAAGACCAAAAATGTCCTTAAAATTACCAACGAACTTAACACTATCAATGGGCAGTATTTTAGCTTGGACCAACCCATCTAATACGAACTTCTTGGCAAAGGCAATATTATCATGGTCGATTTTGTTGTTCGGAGCAAACCACGTAAAGACAATATCGACCTTGTAGGCGATTTGTTCCCTAGTTTGGCTCATGGCGATTATCGCTACCCTATTCGTTGCTTTCTTCTTCATTGCCGAAGCGATGTACTTGTTAGTGCGTTCGGCTGAAATATACTCGTTCAGCGTTGGTAGGGGGGTGTTTATGACTATTTTCATTTATCTTTTATTTGCCCATGAATTAATTTTCCGTTTTCATCTACTCTGTAAAATTGAAATAATTCATTTCCTATTGGTATTCTAGTAATTCCACCCGACAAAATGCAGCATTTATCACTCATAGCGATTCTTTTTTCGGTCATAATTTTATAATAAAAATCGGGCTTATTGTAATAATCCAACCACATTGCATCAGAAACAATGATACCTTTTTCTATTTTATCTCCGTTATTAACTAATACTGTATCGCCTTGTTTGTATTTCGGGTTTTTCATTTATTTAAAATTTCATTTCTAATTCCTCATTCGGATATGGCAGTTGAATGTCGAACATCTCCGCTGCCCATTGTATAACATCTTCGATAAATGAGTTCAGTTCCGTTGTAGTCATCTCACTTGTTCCTTGTATTCGCTGCCCGATAACCTCGCCTGTGCTTTCATTTATAACGTCAATTAAAGCGAACTTAAACTTGCATAAATCCTTTACTTCTTGGGCTGTAAATTTATTACCGAGTTCGTTAAGTTCGTTGGCAAATATAGTAAATAGTAAATGGAGGTATCTGTTTTGCTGCCCTGTTCTTTTTTTCTTTTTTTTCTCGATTGACAAAACAATTTCTTTGCCCTCGAAAGACTTTATTGTATCTTCGATTAGCTTACGGTTGCGGCTAAGTCGCCCATTTTCTACCTTAGATATTATTTCAATTTTCATTATCTGCAATTAATTGTTTGATATTCTGTTAGTTATTGGCGTTATGGCGGATAGCCGCTAGTTATAACCAATGCCGCTTCCGTGCCTTTTTATCGGCTGACTTTTGGTTTAAAGCCCACAAGCTATTTTCACCGTAAAAAAATTCGGTTAATCCTTGTGCTTTATATCTTTCAATTTCCGCTTTGGCTAATCTTACCTTGCGTTCTTCATCTGTTTCTTTGGGTTCTCTAAAATCAGGTGTCGTTCCTGAACTTCCTCCGTAGGCTAAAGCTGTCATCATTGCAGCCATTCCTATCATTGATTTCATTTTACTCATTTTTTTACTATTTTATTGTTAAACAATGGCACTGGTTATAACAGCACCTAAAACGCAAATGGCTGAAAAAGCCATCAGCGTTTAGCTGCAAAGCGTTATTTCAATTCCAACGTCCAACCCTTGTTTACATATTTTTTTACCTTTTTTTTCATTAGTTTGCAACGCCAAAAATAGTTGTAAACCGTATATTGGTGGAACGGCAGTTGAACATCTTTGAACACCTGCGTCAAGCCCTTGTGCTGCGATACAACGCCAGTCGGGTCGGTTACTACAATCTTATACATTCATATAATTATTTATGCGTTTACGTTGTGCTGCCGTGATAGTGGGCAGTGAATAGCGGAGGTAATGCGTTTTCGTTTTTTTGTTTTCCTGTGGAGTACGTAGGCAACGGAATTGCAGGTCTTTCTCTAATTCTCCTATTCGAGTGTTTAATTTAACGGTATTAAACATCTTGACACCGTCTAAGGTAGTTAATGATTTACCTTTTATCAAGGCTTTTAATATTTCTTTTTTCTTTGTCATTTTATTTAATTTTATCTGCACGTTAATTTTGAAGCGTGATTTCAAGGCTACGCTTCTTAGCCTCAAACTGTTATAAGCCATTTTAATACAGGTTTCTGTAATCTTCAATCCATGCACGTTTACCACATTTTCTACATTCAATAGTTCTTATCTGTGTATCGCAATCCCATTTTTCGTGGTTGCATCGGTGTTGTTTATACCACAATAAAAAACGGCTTATCACAGTTTAGATGTATCAAGAGTACAAGACTTTCCACTACCTCTTATTTTCCCTGACAAATATGATTTATCATTGTAACACCATCCGTGCCCCCAAGACGCTTCATACCTAAAATAAACACATTTCTCACAATTACTACTGCTAACAGCACACATCTCAATGTTTTCGTTTTCTTTTTTCTTTGTCATAAGTTTTTTTTGCAAATATAAATATTAAATTCAAATATTAATTTATTTTATGAAAAATTTTTTATGAATTGATTTTTTTGTATTTTTGCGGTAAACTAAAAACAAAACGAAATGACCGATTTAGAAATTTTTGACAAATGGCACAAAACCACAATCGCCCAATATTCTATCACAGAGAATTGGCAAGTAGGTGCAATAATTGAATTTGCTAAATATTACCATACACAGAAATTGAAGTCGTACAATGAAGCCCCTGAATGTCCTAAATGCGGTGCAGACGATACCAAACAAAGTTGTATAGGAAAATGGGACGATGGTAAAGAATATAGGTGTGATGATTGTGGTAATGAATTTGAATTCAATCATTTCGCCTAACGTACCGATGCTTTATTTAGTTTTAAAATTGCTCACAACTTTAAATATTCCAAAAAAAACATTTAATAAAAAAAATTGTATATTTGCATCGAGGCGTTTTGTTGTGAAGAACACCACTCTTAACAAGAGAACTTTAAAGGCTGTTTATTCAGCCTTTAATTTTTTAAAGAACTTTATATAATACTTGTAATATCTGTTTTATTTATTCCATATATATAACCTTTTCCAATCAAATGTTTTTTCTCTTTGTGTCTGTTTTTTATAACACATTGTGTTTTAGCGAATTAGCGTAAATAGTACACATTTATAGTTTTCCTATACTCTCTCTCTATATTTTTTTTGGGGAAAATTAAAAAAAAATTTTTTTTTCAAAAAATAGAAAAAAAGTGTACTTTCGTACTATTGTGCGTTATTCTACTTAAAATCAAGTAGTTATAAGAGTATCAATTTTTTTATAAAATTATCAATTCGTACTGGAGTGTTGCGTATTATATTTTTTTTATCTTTTTTTATCTTCGTATTATATTTTTTGGTATTATTGCCAAAAATATTGTAACAGCCGAAAGATTTTTAAAATCCTCCCCTGACTACTTTATTCTTCCGCTAATGAACTGGCTGTTTTTTTTAGCATAAAGAAGAAATAAGGGAAAGGGGGACTTTTTTAACAGCCAAAAATATTAGTACTTATGGAAGTAACGCTTTTTAAAAACATCTTCGACAAAGAGACCGCCTATATTGTCGATGTAACTAAGGTTTTCGAGAGAATTAGAAATTCTAAACATATCGAAATAATAAAAAAAATTAGATTTTTAAAACATAAACAAGATGGTGGACAGGAAATTCAAAGCCTAAAAAAACAACTACCTGTTATCTGTTTTAGCGGCACGTTCAACCGTAGAACATCTGCTAATATTATTAGTCATTCAGGACTTATTTGCCTCGACTTCGACCACTTTGAGAATGAAGAAATATTAAAGGATAATAGAGAAAAATTAATTGCCGATAAATATACGTTCGCTTGTTTTTTATCGCCAAGCGGTGATGGATTGAAGTGTGTTGTGAAAATTCCCCCAGAGAGAGATAATCATAAAAAATATTTTGAGGCTTTAGAAAAATATTATAACAATAAATACTTCGATATTAGTGGCAGCGACATTGTTCGTGCGTGTTTCGAGAGTTTCGACCCTGACATATTCATCAATGAAAATAGCGAGACATTTACCGAAATAATTATTGAAGAGGTTGCCGAGCTTGGTACTAACGTGCCGAGAGTTGCAGTCAATTCGCAGAATAGAATTATTGAGAATTTATTAAAATGGTTTAATTCTAAATACAGAGTTGCAAGTGGTGTTCGTAATAACAATTTGTTCAAGTTGGCAATAGCGTTTAACGATTTTGGTGTACAAAAAATCGAAGCAGAAAATGTGCTGAACTACTACCTAGAAAAGGGTTTCGACAAGAAAGAACTTGAAGCGATATTAAATTCTGCATATCGTAATACTGCTAATTTCGGCACTAAATTTTTTGAAGATACTTTGCTAAAAGACAAGCTGCAAAAGGCTGTAAGGAGTGGCAAAAGTATTAAAGAAATAAAAAAAGATTTCAAAGAATTTAACGAAGAAGATATTACTACTGCCTTATCAGATGTTCGGGAAACTCTTGCTATTACTGACTTTTGGAACTATGATAAGAACGGTAAAATTTCCTTGTCGCACCACAATTTCAAATTTTTTCTTGAAGAAAGAAATTTTTTTAAATTCTACCCACAGGCTAGTGGCTCTTACATTTTCGTTAAGGTAGAGCAAAATCTAATTGACGATATTTTTGTTCCGCAAATAAAAGATTTCACGCTCAAATATCTCGAAGGTCGCACAGATATTGGCTATGCACCATTCGACTTTATGGCTAACAACACGAAGTATTTTAAAGAAGATTATCTTTCTTTTTTAAAAACAACGGAGGTAGCGTTGATGGAAGATACGCTCGATACTTGCTATTTATATTTCAAGAATTCAGCTGTAAAAATTACTAAAAACAACGTAGAAAAAATTAGCTACATTGACCTTGATGGCTATATTTGGAAGAAACACGTTATTGATAGAAACTACGAAGAAGATGACGATGTAGAAAGTGTTTTTCAAAAATTCATCTATTTAATTTCAGGAGAAAATCAGGAAAGATTTTTATCTTTAGTTAGTGTTATAGGCTATCTACTACACTCGCACAAAACTCCGGCTAACAATAAAGCGATAATATTAAACGATGAAACGATAAGTGAGAACCCCAACGGAGGCAGCGGCAAGGGGTTGTTTTGGAACGCAATATCGCACATGAAAAAAGTAAGCAGTATTGATGGAAAGCAGTTTGATTTTAACAAAAGTTTTCCATACCAAACGGTAAGCCCTGACACACAGATTTTGGTATTTGATGACGTTCAAAAAAACTTTTCGTTTGAAAATTTGTTCTCTTTAATTACAGAAGGAATTACAATTGAAAAGAAAAATAAAGATGCTATTAAAATTCCTGTTAGTGCAAGTCCTAAGATAGTTATAACAACTAACTACACTATTAAAGGGGTTGGCGGAAGTTTCGAGCGAAGAAAATTCGAGGTAGAACTTAGCAGCTACTTCGGAGCACACCGCACACCGCTAGACGTTTTCGGACATCTATTGTTTGATGAATGGAATGATATTGAGTGGCGGAGGTTTGATAATTTCATGATTTATTGCGTAAAATATTACCTCGCACATGGGCTTGTTTCTCAAGAATATCAGAATTTAGAAATCAGAAAATTCATAAATGAAACATCTTTTGAGTTCAACGAATGGTGCGAAGACGGAAATCTGCCAGTAAATTCACGACTTTCAAAAGCGGAGAAATATCAAGAATTCATTGAGGCTTATCCCGACTATAAAAAATATTTATCACAAAAACGATTTACAAAATTCATAGAATATTATGGAAAATACAAATCGTATATTATCACACAAGGCAACAGCAACGGCATAAGATGGGTGCAAATTAATACTAATAATAAAACCGAAAATGATAACATTACGGCAGTACCAGAGGGAGATTTCTAGTAGAGGTTTAGAAATTCTCAAACAATATTCATTGCTATATTTAGCGATGGAAGTTCGTACAGGCAAAACCTTTACAGCCCTTGATATTGCTAATAATTTCGGAGCGACAAATGTTTTATTTGTTACGAAAAAAAAAGCAATAAAAGGAATAGAGAACGATTATAACGCCTTTAACCCTACGTTCAAAATGAACATTATAAACTACGAACAATTACACAAAGAAACTAATGTTTACGACTTGCTAATTATTGATGAAGCCCATTGTTTAGGGGCGTTTCCAAAGCCATCAAAGAGAGTTAAGGAATTATTAAAGTTATCTAAAAACAAACCGATAATATATTTAAGCGGCACGCCAACGCCCGAAAGTTGGTCCCAAATATTCCATCAACTTTTCATTAGCAGCTTTTCGCCTTTTTGCATTTACAAAACTTTCTATAAATGGGCGTACACATTTGTTGATATTGGCAGAGTTTATAGGGCTTACGGAGTGCAAGCGAACGACTATAAGAACGCACGAATAGAAAAGGTTAAAGAAGAAATAAAACATATTATGATAACACACACACAAGCAGAAAGTGGTTTTGAAAGCACTGTAAACGAAAATATTTTAACAGTAAAAATGAAGCAATACACCTACGCATGGTGTGAGAAATTGCGAAAAGACCGTATAATAATTGGGAAGAAAGAAACAATCTTAGCGGATAGCCCCACGAAGTTATTATCGAAATTACACCAACTATACAGCGGAACGGTTATTTTTGAAAGTGGAGAAAGTTCTGTTACCGATAACTCGAAAGCATTGTTCGTGCAGCAAAAATTCAAAGACAAAATTATTGGCATTTTTTATAAATTCCAAAAAGAATACGATATGTTAAAGGAAGTTTTTGGCGATAATATCACGAATGACCTAAACGAATTTCTTAGCGAAGATTGTAATAAAAATATTGCACTACAAATAGTATCAGGAAGGGAAGGAATATCACTCGCAAAGGCGGACTATCTTGTGTATATTAATATCGACTTTTCTGCTCAAAGTTACTGGCAGAGCAGAGATAGGCTCACAACTATAAACAGGAAAAACAATACCGTCTATTGGATTTTTGCGGAAAACGGAATTGAGTTTGATATTTATAATGTAGTGAAAAATAAGAAAAAATACACCACTAAACACTTTGAAGAAAATGAAAGAAAGAGACTTGCAAAAAAAATTAATAAAGCAACTGGAGAACAGCGGCTACTATGTTTTGAAGCTGATAATGACTAATAAGCCAGGCATACCGGACCTGCTATGCCTCAAAGCCGGAGAACCCCCACTATTCATCGAAGTCAAGGCGCATAACGGTAGATTGTCAGCGTTGCAGAATTTCCGCTCCAAAGAATTAATTGAACGTGGTTTTGATGTGTGGCTAGAAGCGGCAGAAAAATAAATATTTTTTATTTAAAAATTATTGCTACATTTGCACAAACTAAATTAAAATAACTATGGGAACATTAATAGCACTTATAGTATTCGCTGGTATAGCAATAGGCGTACTCGCTTTATTTCGTAATCTTATACTTTGGTATTTTAAAATTGATGAGCAAATAAAAATACTCAAAAAAATCGAGGAAAATACAAGAAAAACAACATAACTATAATAGTTTTAAGTAGTTACAATGGCAGCACCTAAAAATCATCAAAAATGGGGAGGCAGACAAAAGGGCGTGTCAAACAAAGATACAACCACTATACGCAAGTTCTTAGCCCACGTTACCGATAATAATAGAGAAAGGTTTGAACAAGAACTTTCTTTGCTTGGAGGTAAAGATTACGTAACAGCATTCCTACAATTACTCGAATATTCAACGCCAAAATTAGCGAGAGTTGAATATACGGACGACACAGATACAAAAGTAAATATTGACTTCTCTAAATATTCAAAAGAAGAACTTGAACAGCTTAGAAGTTTACTCGATAAGTAAAGACAAGGTAGAAGCGGAACTATGCAGACGTAGTTTCTACTTCTTCTCTAAGGAAGCGTTCAAACAGTTGCATAACGGTAAAGAGATTGACACTAATTGGCATATAGAATTTATATGTGATAAGCTGCAAGAACTAGCAGAGAATTTAATAAAAGGCAACAAAAGAAATAAGCATTTAATTATTAATGTACCACCACGAACATTAAAGAGTGAACTAACAAATGTGTTCTTTAGCATTTGGTTATGGGTGCGAAAACCCGATATTCAATTTGTTTCAAGTTCCTATTCTCATGGATTGAGCCTTAAACTTTCTTTGGCGGCAAGAAGAATAATAGAGAGCGATTGGTTTATAAAATTATTTCCCGATATTCAATTAACGAAAGATGAAAACACAAAGTCAGTATTCAGCAATACACAAGGAGGTTTAAGATATACAACCTCCACAGGCGGCACAATTACAGGAATGGGTGGGGACGTTATAGTAATTGATGACCCCCAAAACCCACAGTTAGCAAGGAGTGAAGTAGAGCGAACAAACGCTAATTTATTTTTTGATGAAACATTAAGAAGTAGATTGAATGACCCCGAGAAAGGCATATTCATTATAATAATGCAGAGGTTACACGAAAAGGATTTAACAGGGCATTTAATTTCTTTAGAGCCTGATAAGTGGGAGCATATAAACCTACCAGCAGAAAAGACAAATAGTATAACACCACAAGAACTTGCACTAAATTATACAAATGGTTTATTATTTGAAAAACGATTAAATAAAGAAGTATTACAGGGCTTACGTATAGGATTAGGTAGTTATGGGTATAGCGGTCAATACTTGCAGATGCCAAGCCCAGCGGAGGGTGGAATAATAAAAAAACATTGGTTTGAGATAGTAGAAGAAAAGAAATTAGTGTTCGATATGTTTGTAGATACTGCTTATACGTCTAAGCAGAGCAACGACCCTACAAGCATACTTATAGGAACTAAAGAAGGAAATTTCTTTTACGTAAAAAATATTATTAGAGTGTGGCAAGAATTCCCTGAATTAATAAAAACAATTAAAGAAAACGCACAAAAATATTCAATAAAAAAAATATACATCGAGCCAAAAGCAAGTGGTAAAAGTATTGTACAGCAACTTAAAAAAGAAACGATGTTGAATGTAATAGAAGCCCCACCGCCTGACAAAGATAAGGTAAGCAGGGTAAATGCAGTAGCACCTATAATAGAGAGTGGTAGAGTGAAATTAATTGATGGAATATACATAACAGACTTCTTAGACGAATGTGCCACATTTCCCAACGGGCAACATGATGACCAAATAGATACATTGACAATGCTACTAAGCAATAATAACAAATCATTCCTAAACCAATACGTATGACTACCGAAGAACTTAAAATGAAAATAGAATTGTTTGAAGAAAAAAAAGACCGAACAGTTCTTAAAGAATTACTCGATGCTTACAACTCGAACAGTAGAACTAAATACAAAGAGAGTGAGGTGTATGGCTGTTCATCATGCAGAGAAACAATTTTAAACGCACTAAAGAAAGCGGTGGGGCTACCTTATGGGCGTTGGATTGCCGACCGCAAAACAAAGCAACAACGCTTCGCTATTTGTAGCGGTTGCCCCGAACTGACAAACGGAATTATTAGAAGTTGCGGCACGTTTGGAATGGCAAAGTTTGAGTTTTATACAGGAGGTAAGAACTCAAAAAAAACATTTAAAGAAGTTCTGTTTATTGAGGCAGAAAAACATCGCAAACAAAACTTAAAGCAGCTTACTTGTGGTTGTTCAATAACATTAAAAATTCAAGGTATAAACGAAAAATGCCCCCAACAAAAATGGTAATAGAAATAAATAATAAAAAATATAAATTCCCCGAAACACTTGCAGACTTTACTTTTGAGCAATATGAGAAAGTGTTAAAAGCAAAGAGTGATGTGGAGGCGTTATGCTCGGTTGCAGGGCTCCCGATTGATGAAATACGCAAACTAAAAAAGAAACAAGTAGATGAATTGTTTATTGCACTTGAAAGCGTTGTAAAACAACTTGCAGACATTCCAAAAATTCAAATACCGAAGAAGATAGGAAAGTATAAAATGCCTACTGATTTCGATACAATAGAATACGGAATGTACGAAAGTGTTACCCACTACCTAAAACAAATATCAGACTATACCGCAGCAAGTCCGTATGTTTGTGCGGTGCTTAGTGGAGCAGAAACAAGCGAAGAAACAGAGAAAAGAGTAATATATTTTAAGCAACAAAAATTCATTGATATTTATACTTACACCGCTTTTTTTTTGACTTCCGACAAACACTTGTCGCAAGATTTCCAAAAGTATTTGAAAACTCTAACAGCAAGTATTCCGCAGCCTTATCAGGTGCAGGGTACGACATAATGAGTAATGAGTTGGGTGGTTATCTTAGCGTATTTAATCTCGCAAAGGACATACAACATATTGCAGCTATCTACGGACGTAAAGACAAGGTAACTGACTATAATGTTATTGAAATATTTATGTACTTAAATTGCAAGAATTGGAACGATGCAATAGTTAGTGGAGCGAATGAGATTTACTCTAAATAATTATTTCAAAAAGTGAAACACTTTTATTAAAATACAATAGTAAAATTGCTGTTGTATGTTAGAGCCTCTTATACTTGCCTTTCAAGAAATTTCTCTTAGCCACAAAGCGGTTGAGCGATTTTATCATGGCTTAGAGAATGAAGAAAATCCCGACTATGAGCAGAAATATCCTGCGGTAATAATGTTACCTGCTTCTATCAATCATTCGTTTGTCAACGGTCAACTAAACATTACCTACAACTGCATATTCCAAGTATTAGACATACTGCCCGAAGATAGAAGTACAACGGATATTCGAGAGGGATTAGTAAAAACAAGCGATATATGGAAAGATATTATTTCACGCTTTATTATTGAATATAAGGGCGAAGAAAAAACAATTAATAGTAAGCTGTATCAAATGAATTTTGAAGTTGAAAACAGCACAGCAAATGCACTTGTAGATTACCAAACATATAATAAGATTGGTTACGAGATTACGCAGCCATTTACGATAAGTATTAACGCAAACTATTGTTTAACTGAACAACTTTTTAGCTAATGAATAATACTTTAGATACCTTAAAGAATGTATTGCAGAGCAAAGGCGAAGTAATGGTATCGGCTATTCAAAAAGATTTAGACCACAAAAAAAGCAATACCACAAGTACGCTAAGCAAGTCGCTAAGATTTGTAACTTCTATTGGTAGTACGTCAGTAACAGGCACGTTATACGCGGAGGATTATTTTGTGTTTGTGAATGAAGGTCGTGGACCGGGCAAGATGCCACCACATGACCCCGACAAAGGCATTACTCCGATATTAGATTGGGTAAGAGCAAAACCAGTATCATATACCGATATTTCAGAAAGCAGTTTAGTTTATCTTATTCGCAGAAAGATAGGAAAAGAAGGAACAAAAGGAACTAAAGTATTTACAACCAACACAAATATTTTTGCGAATAGCATAAATAAAGACGTTTCAGCACATCTTATGAAAGGCTTTAAAAACGATATTAAAGAACAAATAAAAAAATAAATAACAATTAAAAAAACACAATCATGGGAGTAGTAGTAAATCATTCAATCCAAACACAATTAGTAGATGCAGACAGCAATACTAACTACGATGTTCAATACACATTTACCGATAGCGTTACCAACGCTGATGCACTTACACAAAAGATGTTGCTAACTACAACAGGCGTAACGATATTTACTATTGGTGCGAGAGCCGCAGGAGCACAATACACGAACTTTAAAAACATTGTAATTAAAAATCTTTCGACTACTGAAAGTGCTTTGATAAACTTTGTTGATACTGGTGCATTTGTTATTGGGTATGTTATACCTCCGGGTAAGGTTATGTGCTTACCAGCACCAGTAATATACGCTAATGCAGGTGGTAGTACTTCATTTAGTGCCGCAGGTTACACAAGCATTGATACCATTCAAGGCGGTGCGAGTGGCGATTGCTTAGTGGAAGTTTCAATTATTGCAAGTCGCTAATGTATGCCAGTAGATACAGGAGAACCTACTGCACCAGTAGAGGGGTTGACAAACACGCCAACACCACCGACTAATGTAAATATAGGATTGCCGAACTTCTTACAAGTTCCTATCTACACCGATGTATTAGCGGTGTATAACCCTATTGTTTATCATTTATCGCAGCCTGTTTACCCTTATGACGGAACACTAAAGACTGTAACGTATATGAGGGTGGTAAACCAAAACGAAACAGGCTACTATGGGTTGGGAGGCAACGAGGTTTATATCGAATTGTCGGCAGCACTTAATTTCCCTGCAAAAAATAGTAAATTAAATTTTACAACAGGAACTCTTTACAAAGGACTTTACAGAATTAAAGTAACAGTAAGTCCTTCTAAATTCATTATTGATACAGCATTTATAGGAAGCGAAACAGGAAATTTAGTTGGTAAATATTTAGAGAATTTCAAAGTACTTACAAAAATAGTCAAAGGAACAGATGAGCATACGATGTACGCTTACCCTGATGAAGCTAATAAATTCTACTTCGATATTGCTCCTTATTGCTCAACTCTTTTAACGCACAAATTATTAGATGCAGTACCCACAGCGTTATTAACGAGAGATGAAAATAACATTGGGCTATTCGTAATTACCCACGCATGGCAATACATAGACTATGATGGTAATGGATTGCAGTATAGAAAGGAAAGCAGCTTTGGAAGTTTACATTCTATTCACGCAGTAAACACTCATTTGCAATACGTGGTAAGTGAGCAGTTGCAAATAACGGACTCAACACTTACGCTCAATGATTATGTTGCAGTTTACAATAGTGCGTTCCCTGCGAAATTCTTAACCTTTTCGCCACGAACAATAAATATAAGCGAAGATGAAAGCTACCAACTTTCATTCTATAAAGCAGCGTTTCCAACGGCTGTAAATTGGGTAGTGCAAGTTGATTATTATGACAGCGATGGAGTGTACATATCCAACGAAACAGAAACGCTACCATACAGCAACGATAAGCAGTTGTGGGTAATAAGTTGCGGTATGAGTTATCTTACCGTACCAGCAAACTGTTCTTATTACAATGTGTACATTGAAACGGAAACAGAACCTGCAAAACCAATGATTACAGAAACATTTAGGTTTAATGTTAAGGATAAATGTGGGGATAGTGTTCGCGTACTTTGGCAAAACAAGATGTTAGGTATTGACGGATTTACTTTCAATGGTAAGATTTCACGCAACGAAAAAACAAGCAGAAAAGAAAGTAAAAGGCGAATGAACTATCTTAGGACAATCGGAGAGAAAGAATGGAACACCTACTCAATAAATACTAGTGTTGAATATACTATAAATTCAGGATTGGTAAATAGAGTAACAAGGGAATGGCTAAGAGAGATATTATCTTCAACTAATCTTTGGTGGGAAATAAATAGCGAAGATGGCGAAGTATTAAGATTGCCGATAAGAATAACGAGCGATAATTTTAGCAGCATTGACACAAATGATGAAGCGATACACAATATTGTCTATACGTTCAGTATGTCTTATGATGAGATAAACAGAAATGGTTGAGTTAATTTTAAATAAAAATTATGTTGAATTACAACCGCAGGAGTTAGGAATTAGAATAACAAAAGCGGTCAACGATATTAGCAACCCAAGCCGTAGGCAAGGGAGTTACAGCAACACCATTACCATTCCTAAAACAAAAAACAACGATAAAATATTTCAGCATATCTATAACTTGCAATCCGTTTCAGATATTGTAAATAAAAAAAACGAGGCGATACTAAAGAATAACGGAACGGTTGTAATGAAAGGCTTTTTAAAGGTTGAAAAGATTTACACCGATGGGTACGAATGTACTGTTTATGCAGATAATGCAGATTGGTTTGCGAAGTTAGAAAACATAGAACTGAAAGATTGTATTAACGATAATTTTCCATATTCAGCTAATAATATATTCGACAGTTGGAACAAAAACAGCAACACCGCTAACATCTTTTTTCCATATTTACAAATCAATGGCAGCCTAGAAGAAAGTATGTTGATTAAAAATTGGATTCCTTTTTTTTATGTTCGATATTTGTTAAAGTCAATCTTCGGAACGATAGGTTATATGCTTAACGATACTTTTTTTAACAAGCCTATAATCTCTGAACTTGCATTGTCAGGAAGTCAAGAAAAATTAAAAGCTCCAACAGCATGGAAGAACTTGCACGTTGCAACAGCAACAGGAATAGGGCAGCACACATACACATATCCAAGTCCAGGAGTGTACACTACATTGCCGTTTATTAATCCGTATTTTTATCAGATTACAAACGCAAATATTGATTGGACGTTTGGAGGTAACAATGATTATTACTACCCCCAAGAAACAGGAAAATACAAAGCAACAGTGTACACGCAGGTAGAACACGATGTGAATATCGGAGTACAAACAAACAATTACAGACTTGATGAAACTTTAAACGTAGTAGTAGGTAGCACGTTATTGAACGAGAAAATCGCTACGGCAGAACAAATAATTTATAAAAGTTATCCGGGCGTTCAAACACCGTCCGATATTCTATACACCAAGTTTACTGTATCGTTTGAATTTGAAGCTACGCAAGGCGATGCACTCGCATTTTACATTGAAAGAAATATTAGAAGCACAGAAGATAATTCAAGCGATATACATATCTGTAACATGACACTAATTGATTGTGTTATTACTATAACGCCATTAGACGTTGAGTTACCATTTGGCGAGTTGTTGCCACTTAAAGAAGCAGCACCAGACATTAAGCCAAAAGATTTTATTTCTTCTTTAGCAAACACATTTAATTTAGTGATGGAAGAAAAGGACGGAGAGGTATTAATGTTGCCTCAAGATGAATATTATCTAAGTCCACAAGATGCGGAGGATTGGACGGACAAAGTAAGCGTTGATGAAGATTATACTATTACACCGCTTTCAACAATGTTTGGCAAAAACTTTTTATTCAAACATAAACAAGCGGATTTAGGTTCATGGAACAGCACCTCAGCAATAAAAGAAAAATTAGAGTTCATAAAATATTATGGGGATAACGTAGAATTTAACCCCAACGAAAACGCAACCGAAGATACAACCATTGCACAAACAAATTTCTACACACCGAAAACTACTTTATACAATGAAGTGCAAAACGGTTTTCAATGGGCTTTAGAAAACACAAATATAAAAAGAAACTTCGGTAGCTACTACCCTTACTTAGTTTTCAAAGGACTTGTAAAAGAAGGAGCAATACAATACAAGCAGAACGTCAACGGTAGTGCGATAAATAGGTTTTCTTACCTCCATGTTTTCACAAGCAAAAACCAACAGAGTGATGGTAGTTTATTATTTGCGAATAAATCAGATTACGGCTTCGGCTACATAGTAGCAGGGCTTACGGAGTTGTATTATTCCAACACGCTAAGAAGAATGAAAGAGGGTAGTATGATTGAATGTAGCGTGAAATTAAACGATAGCGATATTGAAGCGTTATCATTTCGCAAACCAAAAATTATTCAAACGCCACAAGGGAAAATATTAGTGATATTAAATAAGGTCAAGGAATATGAGGTGGGCGAAAATCAATTAACGAAATGTGAATTTATAACATATTAAGTCATGGCAGAAACAGTCGCATTTAAGATAATATTAGAAACAGAAGCAGCTAAGAAAGCAGCCAACGAACTTACTCATGCCTTAGAACGAGATAAGGAAGCATTGAAGCAAGTGCGTAAAGAGGCGAAAGAAAACGGAACGGTAACGCATGAGATGGCAGCACGTATGCGAGAGTTGCAAACGTCTATACGTGGAAGCAGTACGCAGTTAAGAGAGTACCATAACAATCTTTCGGGAGCAACAGCAAGTGGCATGAGGTTTAGAGATAAGATGGGAGCAGCGTTTGGCGATGGGCTGAAAAGCATGGCATTGAATTTTGTTGGAGTAACGGCAGTAATCGGTGGGTTAGTAGCAGCGTTCAAAGGAGCAGCAAAAACGATAATAGAGTTTGAAAAAAGCATTGCAGAATTATCATCTATTACAGGAGCAACAGGAAAAGATTTAGATATACTAAAACAAAAAGTTCTTGAAGTATCACGAAGCACGAGCAAGTCAGCGAATGAAGTAGCAACTGCATTTAAGTTAATCGGTAGTGCGAAACCTGAACTATTAGCCAATGCCGATGCTTTAGCACAAGTATCAGAACAGGCTATAATATTAAGTAAGGCAAGTGGATTAGATTTAGCGGTAGCTTCCGAAGCGTTAGCAAAGGCAATGAACCAATACGGAGCAGGTGCGGAAGATGCTGCAATGTTTACGGATATTCTTGCAACTTCGCAACAAAAAGGAACAGCACCAATTGAAAAGTTAAGCGAAAGTTTAAAAAATGTAGGTAGTGTTGCTAAAGCTAGTGGCATAAGTTTTGAAACGACAAATGCTTTATTGCAGGGCTTAGCGAAAGGCGGCTTAGATGGAGCAGAGGCAGGGACTAAACTAAGAACAATTTTATTAAGATTAGCGAAAACAGGTAGAGATGATTTGAACCCTGCAACGCAAAACTTCAACGATATATTGAACGTGCTTAGCACAGAGGTAACAGATGTTACTAAAGCACAGAACTTATTTGGCGAAGAAGCAGCCGCAGCAGCATTGACGTTGATAGACCAAAGAGAGCAGGTAGAAAAGTTAAACGGAGCGTTGTACGAGCAAGGCAACGCATTAAAACAAGCGGAAACGAATTATGATACTATTGCAGGGAAATGGGAAAAGGTTGGAGTGGCTTGGGATAATTTTATTTTAAGTTTTGAAGATGGTAGCAATGTTTTGTCAGGTGGGGTTAAAAGTTTTTTAGACGGCATAGAAAATATTATTAGTGGGTTAACTAATCTTCTTGACTTTTCGGGCATGGCAAGTGAAAGTCTAGCAAAGTTTGGTAACGATTATTTAATGGCATTAACAGGCATTGATTTAGGAGTTAAAGGAGTAGATGAAAGCATTAAGAAAGTTACGCAATCATTTAGCAAGTTAACAGATGACCAACTGCGGAGCGAATCAACACGCAAAGCGGTAATTAAAGCATACATTGATTTAGGCATGACTGCCGAAGAAGCGGCAAAGAAATACGTTGGTTTGTTAAAGTCAAAAAAAGAAATAACGCCAGTAGAAGAAAAAGAAGTTGAAGCGATAAATAAAAACACCGATGCCACAAAAAAGAATACCGAAGCGAAAAGAGAAAAGTACGAATTAGAAAAAATTATTGCAAAAGATTTAATTGTAAACTTTGAAACTGAAACAGTTTTAGAAAACAATAAGCTGGACGAAGAAATAAGACGTAAGGAAGAACTAGATGCAGCCAACGAAGTATCGTATGCTAAGAACGCACAGTTAGCCCAAGCAGCGTTTGAGCAATTTAAGAAAAACGAAGAAGAAAAGAAATTACTGCAAGAAGCAAATATACAAAACGCAATAGCAACTACTGCTAGTCTTGGCGACCTCGCTAACAGCTTTGCAATGCTATCAAAGGCAGGTAGTGAAACACAACGAAAGTTCGTCATTGCAAGTGTATCGTTGAACCAAGCGGCAGCATTATCAAACGCCATCGTAAGTGCCACAAGCCCCACAAACCCTGCCAACTTGCTAACAGGTGGAATTGCTTCAATACCTACTTACATCGGTTTAGCAGCACAGATAATAGCATCTTTCGCTCAAATAAAATCATTAATTGGAAATAAGTCAGGCTTTGCAGAGGGCGGTTATACAGGCGACGGTGGCAAGTACGAACCAGCAGGGGTAGTGCATCGAGGGGAGTATGTAGTACCTAAACATATAACCCACAATCCTGTCTATCAGCCAATAATTAGCACACTTGAAAATGCACGTATGCGAGGTTATGCAGGTGGGGGAATGGTAAACACTAGACCGCAGATAGACCAGTCGATAATTCAGGCAAAACTTTTTGCAGATGAAATAAAAAATATGCGTATATTTACAAGCGTTACAGACATTCAAAGCGGTATAGCAAGAAGAAACAATATAGTAAATACTTCAAATTTATGAAAAGTTTTTTAGATGAATTTGCAGAAATAGTAAGCGGTAAGAATACCAACGAAATGGTAAATATTCTTAAATGTTCCTTACCGCACAGAGAAAAACAAAAGATAGTTATTAGAGAAAAATTCAAACAAGAATATCGTAATAGCAATAGAAGTGAGCGTGATGTTATTCTTGATTTAGCAGCAGAGTTTAACATCGGACAAACTACCGTTTGGCGAATAGTGAAAAGCTGCAAGTAAAATAATTCCAATTTTTGAAACACTTAATTTTTTAATGTAGCTTAAAATTGCTACATGAAAAATATTGAGATAAGAAACCAAACTGAAAACACAGTAGATATTTATGTGTTGGGAGTTATTGGCGAAACATTCTCAGCATCTGAATTTATTTATCAGATGAATTACTTTAAAGATTACTCAATTAATATTCATATTTTTTCTCCAGGTGGATTAGCCTTTGAAGCACTTGCTGTTTACGACTTCGTGAAAGGGCAAGGAATAAAAGGAACAGTTTACATTTACGGATTGGCCGGAAGTGCAGCAACAATTATAAGTTCTGCATTTGACAAAGTTTTGATTGGCGAAAATTCTAAATTCTTTATACACCATGCTTACGGCGGCAGCGACAAAGGACTTGCAGATGTTAACGAAACTATTGTAAATATTTATAAAAACAAAACAGGCTTACGAAAAGACACTATCATTAAGTTGATGAAAGCAGGAGATGACGGAGATTTTATGAACGCAGCTAAAGCGAAAGAATTAGGCTTTGTAAACGGAATCTTCAAAGAAGATAGCATCAACAACGAGTTTGAAGATGCTTATAATATTGCAGCAAATTTTGATATTAATAACTACAAAAATAAATATATGGAAAACGAAACATTTTTAGACAAAATTCTAAATCGTATCAACGATGGTTTTGTAACTAAATCAGCACACGAAGAATTATCAAACGAATTTAACGCTTTGAAAGAAGAACAAAAAAAGTTTGATGATGAGAAAAAAGATTTTGAAAACACAATAGTAAACTTAACAGAAACTATTGCTACAAAAGAAAATGAAGCACAAGAAATTCAAAACAATCTTACTACTGCAAACGCTACTATTGAAGCAATGAAAGCAGAGAAGCAAGTACAAGTTGATATTGTAAAAGAAAAAGAAATAGAGATTGAAAACTTGAAAGCAGAGATTGAAGAACTTAAAAAAGAGCCTGTAAGTACAACCGTAACAGCGACTGCTACGAATAGCACCGCAACTGCTACGCCTGTATTTTCAAGTGCTAGAGAAGAAAAAAGAAAATTCCTTTTAGGAAACAAATAAAAAAAGTATAAACAATTTAAAAAAAAATAAAGATGGCAACATTTGATTTAGGTGCACTTAGTGCATACACAAAAGAAAACGCAGGGGAATTATTAGACAAGTCTTTCCTATCCCTTGACACAGTAGCAGTAGCTAATATGTTAGAAGGACAGAAATACAAAGCAAAATTCCCAATGTGGACAGATGACGATTACGATGTATTACAAGCAGGTAATACTTGTACTCCAACATCTAAGGGCGAGTTCGCAATTGGGCAGTACGATGTAGAAGTTGTTCCTGTAAGATTGTTTAAGGACTTTTGTACAAAAGAATTACGAACATACTTCACTAATCAGTACTTACCATTAGGTGCGATGAATGAAAAAGAAAACCTACCACAAGGATTAGGTATCGTGCAACACGCATTGAAGAAATGGACTGAAAGTATTGAAGTAGCTTTACATCATGGCGAAGCAGGTGGTGCTAGTACTATCTCGTCTTTAAATTTATTTGACGGTTATATTACTCGTATAAACGATTTAATTACCGCGACTACTATTCCTTCGGCACAAGTAACATCTGCTATCATAACGCAAACTAACGCTGTAAGCACATACAACACAGCAGTAGATACACTACCTGCTAAAGTTTACGCACAGGCGATTGCAGGTGCTAACTGGATATGTATATGCGACCCTGCGGTGGCAATGGCATATAGCAGAAACATTATGCTTACTTACGGAGCAAACAGCGAGTATGCAAGATTAAGCCAAAATGTTATCATGGGTACAAACATTAGATTTGTTCCAGTAGCAGGTTTAATAGGCACAGGACGTTCATTCATATTGAACAAAGATACTTTTTGGATTGCAACGGACTTAGAAAAAGATTGGGCTAACATCGAAGTAACTCAAGGAACAGGCAGCGAAAAAGATTTAATTTTTGTTGATTGTGAAATTAAAGTTGGCACATTCATTCAAAACCCTGAATACGTACTACCAGTAGGACGTTGGTAATAAAAGATTTTTTTAGTTCTCGCTTAGTTTTTAGTTAAAAAGAGTAGGGTGTAAAAGCCCTACTTTTTGAAAAAAGAGAAAAAAAATAAACAATAAAAAATAACAAAATTAAAAAAAAAATATTATGGCAAGTTGCATCATAACATCAGGAATTATAAAGCCATCGTGTGCCGACAAGTTCGGAGTACCTGGCGTACAATCTTCAAAAATCTACATTGCAAACTTCGACCAAGTGGCATTTACCGAAACTACTCCCGGATTAATTGATGGTATCAGTTTCGACTTCTCTTATAGTGGAATGTACGTTATGGAGTTGCACGACAATACTATCAACTTCACAGAGGAATTAGTATCAGGAGAAACCGCAGGAAGCTATTACAACCAAACATTCTTAGGACGTACTATTAATACTTCAAATGATACTCGTAGTACCGTAGAAGATTTGATAGACGTTCCCGTAATTGTACTTTACAAAACAAAAAAAGGACAATGGTGGGTAGTAGGAGAAAGTGGAGGCGTGAAGCTAACAGGCGACACTACTACGGACGGAGCAAAGACAGGCGATGAAACAGGAACGCTACTAACATTTACAGGAGTGAACAACGGAAAGCGTAAGCAGTTCTACAACACCTCAGATGCTAATACCGATGCGTTGGTTGAAGGTTATGTACTTTAATAAAAACTAAACTATGAACGAGAAAGAAACTAAAAAAAACAAATTCATCATTGAAGAAGAACAAGCTGAAAAGCCTATGCCTAAAGAAAAGGTAAAGCGTTATCGGTTTAAGAATGGAGTAGCAAAAATGACTTATAAAGGAAGTGTTATCGAAGCGATACACCTAACCGAAAATGTTGTAAAATTGTACGCAAAAACTCCAATCGGTTTCTTCATTGAAGAATATTAAAATCTACCAAATCTACTTCGATAAGAAGCAGAGATTAGATACATATTTTAGCCCTGTTTTCAATCCATTGCGGAATGATGACAGGGCTAAATATTTGGAAACAGATATTATCGCAGGGCTTATAGAACAAGGCAAACACAAGGAAGCGGATTACTTCGGAGTAGTGAGTTATAAGTTCAAAGATAAGACAGGACTAAGAGGCAATGATATTGATTTTTACATCAACAAAAACGAAGCCGATATTTATTCTTTCTTCGGGCATACCAAAGCACAATATCAAGAATGGAAGCACGTAAATTTATGGGAGAGGGATAAGGTTTGGCATCCGTTACTCTATGATATTGGAGTAAAACTATTCGATAAATTAGGGCATGACATCAGGACGTTATCAATGCCAGTTATCTATTACAACTATTGGATTGCGAAATCAGAAATTGTAGAAGAATTTTACAATGAAATTTTGAAGCCCTCAATAGAAATAATGGAAACAGAATTAGCAGAAATGTGTATGCAAGATAGTATGTATCCTTATGCTAAGAGAGTTGATTTAGAAAGAGTAAAACAAATGTTTGGAGTGCCTTATTTTACTTACCACCCGTTTGTTTGTGAGCGTTTATTTCCTACATTTGTGGCACTAAAAAATAAGTATAAACTATTAAATATAAGATGAGATTTTTCATTGTAGTAACAGGCTATAATTGTGCTAACAAAGTTCAAGAATGTTGGCAAAGTTTAATCGGTCAAACGTATGATAATTGGACGGCATGGTTTATTGATGACGGCAGCACAGACGGTACAGCGATTGAGATAAATAAATTAACTCACGTAAATAAAATTCTTTGCCAAGAAAATTTAGGAGCAGCAAAAAGGCGTTATGACGTAATACACGAACACGCTAAAGATACTGATATTATAGTGTTGTTAGGCATGGACGATAAATTAAGATTAGATGCGTTGGAGGTTGTAAAGAAACATTACGATAATGGTAAGAGTATGACGTATGGCAATTGGGTTAATCAAAACGGAGTAGGATTGCCAGTAGATTTTAGTTTAGAGTTTGAAGAAATAATACACGAACATAGAAGTTACAGAAAAGTAAAATATAGAAGTACAGCATTAAACACGATGTATGCGTGGATATTTAAGAGAATAAAAAAAGAAGATTTTATTTATAAAAGTAGTTGGATTAAAGCAACTACTGAAAGCCCGACAATGTTCGCAGCCTTAGAGATGTGCGGAAAGGAAAAGATAGGAATAGTTTACGAGCCGATTTATATCTATTATCAAGGCAGAGAAGATAATGCTCGAAATAGATTTGGAGCAAACTATCAAACAGAAATTTATAACCATGTAATTAATCTACCTAAATATTATGCGTGTTCTTAACTTATGCAGCCATGACTACGCTAACTTTTCGCATGATAACGCAAATGCGTTGCGTAGTGTAGGCGTTGATTGTATTGATATAAAAGGCTTTCCACATGAATTTAACTATGAAACAGAAAGCACTATTTACGGATTCGATTTGTTGAATGAGGAATTTAAAAAGGCAGATGTGATACAGCTAATGCACTCCGATTTAAACTTAGCACGTTATATTTCACAAAACAAAAGACGTTCACAAAAGTATTGCGTATGGCATACAGGAACAGCGTACAGGCAGCAGCCTGACAGATATAATAGGTTGTTCAATGCGATGTGCGATAAAGTGTTTATTGCGTTGGGCGAGTTTGCAAACATGGGAGCGAAGAACGCTCAATATTTAGTAGGGGCAATAGATACAGAAAGAATACAAGCAGACATAAATGGAAGCAAAGTAATAGGACATTACCCAAGTAACATTGATAATAAAGGAACGGTAATGGTAGGTAGGTTAGTACGTCAATGCGGTTATGGGCTTGACTTAAAAACAGAAAAGGTAAGTTATAAAGAACAGTTAAAACGATATGATAATTGCGGAATTTATATCGAAATGTTTAATTTAAAACAACGATTACAGCCTTACGGCAGTTGGGGTATTACGGCACTTGAAGCAGCGTGTAAAGGGCGTGTAATAATAACAAATCAAAATAATAATGAGTATTCAAAAGTTTATGGAAATACGGAGTTATTGATTTGTAATAATGAAAAAGAATTTAAAGAAAGGTTGCAGGGCGTTATGAATATTGACATTAAAGAAAAGCAGATTGCAACAAGGAAATGGGTAGAAGAAAACCACAGCTATAAAGCCGCAGGAGAAAGACTAAAAAATATACTACATGGACTATAAAGAAAAATTAAAAGATTTCAACAGCACCGAAAAATATAAAGAAGAAATGCAATTTATTTGCGATTTACTGGAGTTAAACGACAACGATAGCGTGTTGGATTACGGTTGTGGCATTGGTACGCTATGCGAGAAGATACAAGGGTATGGAGTGAGTTGTGTAGGTTATGATAAGACAAGATTTGTAGATGAAGAAAAAACATATTTCGTTGACAATTTAGAAAAATATTATTTCTCAAAAGTAATATTCATGCACTCTTTAGCACACATCGAAAATCCTGTTTTAGTTTTATCGGAACTAAAAAAACGAGTGTTTGAAAACATTATCGTAGTAACTCCGAACAAAGATTGGTTGGAATTAAATAGCAACCCTAACTATATTCCAGACCCTACCGTTGTTGAACATTTTACTTTATATTCTCTTACGACATTGTTTTTAAAATGCGGTTTTAAAATAAATCAGGTAGGGCAATTTGGAAAACAAACGGCAAACCAAAACGAAAGACTATTTATAAAAGTAAGCGTATGAAATTAGCAGCTATCTACACCTTATGGGATTACGGAATGTTAGAGCAATCTTACAAGCATATACGACCGTATGTTGATGGAGTAATATTTTCGCATCAACACTACTCAAATCATTACAAAGAGTGCAACGAGGTACGCCCACAATTAGAGGGCGATTGGATTAACTATGTGCCGAATGGAGTATGGAACGCAAAGAGAAACGAAAGAATAAAATATTTACAAGCCATTGATTATGCACGTAGCAAGGGCTACACGCATTTTATTTTAATGGCACACGACCATTTTTATAAGGCAGAAGAAATTGAATTTGCTAAAAAATTAGTAATAGAAAAGGGATATAAAAATACTGCAACACGAATGTTTACTTATTACAAATATCCTACATGGCAAGTAACGCCTATTGAAGATTATTATATGCCATTCATTACCGAGATAACACCACAGATTACTATAAGGCATGGCATCTATCCAGTTTACGTTGACCCTGCTTGTTGCTTCTTTCCGAGCAATAATTTTTATGAGTTCAAACAAGAAGAAGTAATGCTACACCATTACAGCATGGTAAGGAAAGACATACGTAAGAAGTTTGAAAATGCGGCAAGTAAAATAAATTGGATTGGCAAGATTGATAGCTTGGTTGAAGAACATGACAATTATCATATCGAAGAAAAAAAAGACTTACAATATTTTACAAACAGAACAGTAATTGAGGTATATAATTATTTCAATATTTGAAACACAAAAATAAAAGAGTTTAATTAAAATTGCCTTTGTATGGAAAAGCTAAAAGAACCAAGCGTTATCATTCTGAAGTTAGACGAACTAAAGACTAATGATGCAAAGGAAATTACCAAGCGTAATACTCCTTATGTTTACTTTGGCGAGGATAATTTATATCCGCAATACTTAGTTGAGTTGTACGATAGCGTAGCGGTGCATTGCTCGATGTTACAGATATTCCGTAGGTTTTTAATTGGCGATGCGTACAATATTGAGGGTAACGAAGCGGCAACGGAAAACTTTTTTAACGAAGTTGGAAACGGACTTTCAAATATTATATCAGACCTTGCCACATCATATACGTTTTTCGATAATTCTTATGTGAACGTAGTACCAAGCAGAGGCGGTGGCATTGGCAGAATAGCGGTATTAGATGGTAGTTCAGTACGCACAGGACAAATAAACGACTTTGCAACAGGAGTAGAAAATTATTATTGGAGTTTAGATTGGCGAAAATCCACAGGGCGTAAGAACTTTTCAATGCCTGAATTTAGAATTTACGAACCTAAAGAAGTTCCTGCGTTTAACCCTAACAAGCCGCTAAGAGGAAGTAAGAACGGTTATATTTGGGAAAATAAGCTATTCCAAAAACCAACACAAATATACTACACTACACCACGTTATAATGGTGCGGTAAACGATTTAGAGAAAGCTGCGAGAGTTTCTAACTTGATGAAAAACATGATTAAAAACGGAATGGCAGGTAACACACACATTCACGTTTACGAGGATTTATCGGACATTGACAAACAGGAAAGAGTTTTAGAAGGGTTGAAGAAAAGATTTGCAGGGGATAGCAATGCAGGGGAGATAGTATTGACATGGAGTACAGGGGCAGACGGAAAGCCCGAAGTGAATAACTTACCTACTAACAATTCGCATGAGATGTTTGATTTCATGGCAAGAAATATAAACGAAAACTTAATTACAGCAAATCAAATACCACCTTTCTTAGCGAACATACAAGTAAAGGTAGGCTTAGCCGACAGCGGAAAAGCGATACGAGAAAGTTTAGAGTATTTCCAAAATATTACCATACTTCCTTACCAAAAAAAGATAGAAAATATCTTAAATACTTTGTTGGAGTTGAACGGAATTAAAAGCAAAATAAGTTTAGTTGAAAGCACCCCTTTCAGCTTCCTGTCAAGCGATGACATGATGAAACACTCAATGACAGTAAGGGAATATAGAGAGAGGATATTGCAGTTAGAAGAAGATTTTAAGGTAGAGGATTTAATGATTAACGCTACAAAAACAGCAACCGATGGCACTAATTAGCGAACAAGAAATAAAAGATTTTACGGATTTAAACAACAACGTAAACGCTAAAAGATTTTCGCAATACATTGATATTGCAGAGAAGAGAGATATACGTTCTTTAATTTCAAAACCTCTCTATGACCGATTAATACAGGGAGTTGAAGATAACGACCTTACAACTGATGAAGATAATTTGATTGAAAAAATTAAACCAGCGTTGGCATGGTGGGTATTATATAGAGCCTTACCAGCGTTACATTCGCAGATTACACCAACAGGAATACAAACAAAAACAAGCAATGATGGCGAGGCGGTAGATAGTAAGATATTAGATATAAGAATGAAGAACGCATTAGCACAAGCAGAATTTTACAGCGAAGAAATGCGATGTTGGTTAGTAGAGAATTACGCTTTATTCCCTGAATTTATGCAGAGCGATTGTTGCGACTTAAACAAAAAAACAAACGGCTACGGTAAAAGTGGTATCGTTTTTTAAATAAAAAATTATGAGCCAAATAATAAATTTAGCAGAAAAAATAAAAGTAGTAAGGGATAAAGATAACGTGCTATTATACGACAAAGATAGCGTTTCGGTATTTGGTATTGATGGTAAATTAGTAATAACGGAGAGAAGCCTTGCAGTACCAAAAACAACATTAGAGGCGTTACCATTCACAATGATAACACAGCCACGCTACGACACGCTTTCGGAACTTGTAGAAGAAATACAAAACTATTTAGATAACGAAAGTTCAACATCTGTTACAGAAATTCCTTTATCAATACAACTTTCTACCAACGGAGATGGCACAGGAACTATAAATGCAAATGGAAATTATGCGGCATCGCCTGCGACATTCTACTATCAACCAGAGGCAGGAGAGGTAATAGATGTACATTCTATTCAATATTACATTCAAGATAATAGCACTTTTCCGATAGATGGTTATGGTGCTATTGCAGCAGGTGGGGTAACGAATGGATATGATATTGCAATAGTTTTAAATGGTGTTACGTATAAAGTAAACGACAGCATTAAAGTAACAACCAATGGAGATTTATTTCGGTTAGCCGCTTACTCATTGTATTCAGAAGGAACCGGAGCAGGGGCACATTGCTTATTAATATCAGACAGTAAGATACAAGAAAGATTTGGCAGAATAATCCTGAAAGGCGATAACGAAGATAAAATTACCATTACATTAAACGATAATTTCTCTACTTTAGTAAAACATCATTTTCGAGTAACAGGACATTATTTGTAATGATAAACATAAACCAAGATACCAGCAACGAACTTGTTTTTTATGTAAACAAAACAGAAACTTATTTTCTTTTAAAATTTATAAAAGAAGATACAGGAGCGATTAAACGCTGCATTTGTACTGACAGTTCAACACAAATAGGAGCAATAATATTAACGCTTGTAGAAGTAGGAACAGGGGCAGAGGATATTCTCAATGGCGAAGTAGCGTTGGGAGTTGGCGGTTGGGATTTGTATTTATATGAACAAAGCAGTGCAACAAATATTGATGAAAATTTAGCAGAATATTTACACCATGAAGACTGCTATGTTTATGGAGATATCGCAGAAAGCAAATCGCCAAAATGTAAACCTGTTACTATTGTTGACGGACTTAGTATAGTAAGCAAGAACGCAGGAGAGGCATACACTTGTAGTAGTGGCGTATGTGCCGATGCTACTGTAAATGTAAACGGAAATCTATTTGATACGGTAGCAAGTGGTGGCACGTTAGAAGTGCCAGTTGAATACGAAAATGGTACACCAGTAGGAACTATTGCAGGTGGAGTAGTAGAGATTCCAAACCCTGTAACTTGTGCCGATGCAACAGCGGTGCTTAAAGATACCGCATTAAATACAATTAGCACAACCAATATAGCGAGTGGTGCGAGTGCTGACATTACAGCACCCGATGCAACAGCAGTAATTAAAGATACAGCTGGAAACACATTAAAAACCGAAGCTATCCTAAGCGGAGCGAGTGAAGATATTACTATTAACGATGCAAATATTTCAATTAATGCAACACCTTTTACAACTGTATTAGCCGAAGGTACAGCAAACATTCCAGTCAAGAACACCGCAGCGGATAACGTAGGCAGCGATAATACAGGCGTTTGGGAAGTTGCCGATGCAACGATTGAAAATAGCGATGCAAGTTATTCCACAACAGTAAAAGCAGAGGGAACGAAAGTTTTACCCGATACAGATTACGAGGTGTATGTTAATGGAATACTAAACACTTCTTTTTCTTTGGCAACACTAAAAACTGAAACGATAACAATAACACTATAAGACATGGCTGTAACGATAAATGTAAACAACAAAGATAAAACGGTAGTTTGTACCGCAACGGCTACCGCAGCACATACAGGAACTACCGCTGAAACGTACATTTGGGGAGCAGAGGTTGCCGCAGGAACATATACCACAGGCGACAGAATGATGTTTGAATTGTTCGCTTCGGCAGTAGGAACAGCAGGGGTAAAAACGATAAAAATATATTTTAATACAACTAATGATATAAGTGGAACGCCAGTACAGGTTGCGACATATTTCACAAATCAACTTAGCTACTCGATAGCACGGGCGAACTTTATTGACAGCACTACCTCAATGAAAGGTTTTCACTTATCGACAACCAATGTCCCGTCATGGTGGGCATCGAATAGTGCCTTATTCGGCACATTTGCTATTGATTTTACGGTAACGCAGTATATCGTGGTATCAGTACAGTTGGCAAGTGCTGCTGATAGCTTCACTTTGCAAGGGTTCTATTTAGAAAGAAGGAGGGTATAAAGATGAAACACAACATTGAAGCACTCATAACGAAGTCGGGATTGTTGCTCGGAAGTATTACAGCTACAATGACTTTGGCAAGTATTGATTTGATATTAGCTATTGCGTTAAAGTCAATTAGTATAGTATCGTTTCTAATAGTTATTGGAATAAATCTCGAACAATTTATCGAAAAAATAAAGAAGTTATGCAAAAGAAAATAAAAGAATATTACACTAAGCCAACTGATAAGAAGTGGAGAAAGATTGGCGATGCTCTACTTGCTTGTGCTGCATTAATAGGTGGTGGAGGATTAATTGCCTTTGATGAATTACGATTAGTATTTACCGATTTAGAACTGAAAATTATTATCGGAATAGTGATAGTAATTGGTATTGCAGGGAAATTTCTAACTAACTTTTTTGGAGAGAAAAAACATGACGTATAAATTTAAACACCCGAACTTTGTCGGAAAAGAATTAGAATACTGCTTACCGTTTAACGATTACCTTATAAAGATAGGACATATCGCCAAAGAGTTAGGAATAAAGATATACGTTACAAGTTCGTTAAGAACCCCTGAAACAACGCTAATAGGAACTATTGTAGAGCCAAGTAAAATGAGCAATCATTGGGTTGGTTGTGCGTTTGATTGTAACTTATACGATGATAAAGGAAAATTTCACAACTCAAAATTAATGGAAAATCCAAAAGGAGTTATCAAAGAATTTATTGAAAGGCTAAAAGCAATAGGAGTAAGGTGGGGTGGGGATTTCAAGAAGAAAGACGTAGTGCATTTCGATATTCCGTTGAACATAAAAAATAAAGCTGAATGGCAAAAAATATTTAACGAATTAAATAATGATTGATTTTTATTCTCCGAGAAATAAGTCCGATGTGCCGCTATTACTACTCTTTTTGCTATTACTGTTTATCGTTTTACTTTCTTCGTGTTCGGCAAATTGGCACATCAAACAAGCGATAAAAAAAGACCCTTCGATATTGCAGCGTGATACGGTAACAGTTCGTGATACGTTAGTACGCCAAACAATAAGCACTGATACGCTAATTGTAAGTAAAGTGAGTGATACTATTACCATCGAAAAAGACCGCCTTAGAATAAAGATATTGCGGTCATTTGATACATTAAGAGTAGATGGTGTATGTATAGGCGATACTATTTATTTTGAAAAGAAAATCCCAATAGAAAAAATCGTTTACAAACCCAAGCAATGGTATGAGCGATATTGGTGGGTATTGTTGTTGATTATCGGAGCTGCGATTTATTTTAAACGCTAAAACGGACAATAATCTTTTGAATTATAATATGTTTCTTTTTCAATTAATTTCTTCAAATCTTTGGTTATTTTCTCTCGAAAAGCTGCACGAATAAAACTATGAGGTTTTATTTTTATTTTTTTTAGTTCATTAAATAATTCCAAATCTTTATCCGAAAATCGAATAGTTACTACTTTTGTTAATGCCATAACAATAAGTGTTTTATATTAATTTTGTAATACAAAAATAGCGGATATACAGTAGTTATCGGCAAATGCTACATTACTGCTCCGTGTTAAAATTTTCGTTAGCAGTTTTTATTTTTTGCCCACGCTCTTTAATTAACTTACGAACTTCAGTTTCGCATAAGTTTTTACGAGAACGACCTTCTTCCTTAGCAATAGCATCAAGAATATCAGTTTCGGTCTTATCCAAGTGTATTTCTATTCTTACCATTGCTTTTTGTTATTTGGTTGTCTTTCGGTTCTATCAATTTGCATTTCAGAAACTTCTACAACTTTATCCGTTGGCTTCAAGTTTGCTATCTGAATGTTCCAAAGTTTGCCTGTTACTACGCATTTACATTCTGCTTTAGTTCTGTTGATTTTTACAATCTCAAACTCTTTGCAATGAACATTTGTAGAAGTTCCTACATATTCAGCAATCATTCCTTTTGAAAGCGTTTCTTTGTTTACAAAAGCAATAGTTTGTTTTTTAAGTTTCAAAACTTCAACAAGTCTTGTGTTTAAATCTCTCAATTCCTCGATTGATAAATTCATTAATTCTGCGTTTGTCATTTTACTTTGTTTTTAAGTGTTACAAATAAATATACGACAAAGTTACGATAAAGTTTCGTATTTCCAAAACTTTTTTGAATTATTTTCATTCCCGCCCTAAAAATAAAAACTGCTTTCGTGCTTCGTATTGAAATTCTGGTGATTAAACCGCATCAGCCGATAACAGCATATTGGAGCAATAGGTGGGTTAAGTGGTAAATTGAACGGTTGTGCGTCTAATGAAGTGTATCGGTAATTTTAAGTTTCTTGTTCCAAATCCCCTACTGCTCCAATATGCAACCCGTTATAAAACAGTTTGCTAAGATTCTGCATTACCACCACAATATCCGCATTTATCACCACCTTTGTAGTGATGAGCAAAAGTTTCGCTTGAACAATCGCAAACCGATTTTATAACATCGTGTATGCGTAATTGCTGTTCCAACCACATAACATAATCATCGCTATAATAAGTATAACCACGAGTATCATTCACCCTGTAAATAGCTTTTTCGCCTTTACTTTCTTTGTGCTTTATAAATTCTTTTATGTATTCCATATTTTTAGTTTTAAATTACGCAACTACGCATACACGAAAAACGTTATAGGTAATTTGCCATAACATCCTGCGTTATTTGTAACATACCGTCTTTAAATATGCCTTTGCCTAAATAGTTATCTAATTCATCATAGCAGTTTCCTTCTAAATCCATTTTCACTTTTGTAATTCTGTTTGGTATTTGAACATCCGAACATTTTAAGTCGGGCAAACTACCTATAACAGCACATTGGCTATATGCCTTTTCTTTTTTCAATTTAGTTTTTTTCATAATTATTGTTTTTAGTGTTTCAAATTATCTTTTCGTTAGGCACATCGCCAATCTGCAAACCGTTAGGCGTAATATTAAAACTCATCCCGAAGAACCTTTTGAGTGATAACATGACCAACTACTTGGTATATGTGCCCTAACTTGCAATATATATCATCGTCTTTGATATTTTCGTGGTTAATCAACCTTACAACTTCTTCGCTGTAAACTCTGTCTTTTGTGTGTCTTGTACTTGTTTCTTTCAAAACTAAACGTAGTTGGTCATTTGTGTAATCATCTAATAACACCTGAGCAATACTACGCCTAACAGCACCTATACCCAATTGGGCAGATTCTTGATTATTTAAATTTTCGTGTTCCATTGTTACTTTATTTTAAGTTGATAATTTTGTGTTTCAAATTGCCCAACTGGGCATAGCTGCGACACGTTATGCAACAGCTTAAAGAAGTCTCTGCAAGTTCGATTTGTTGTGAATAATAGTGAACTTTTGCAACTCCGAAACCAATTGTAAAACCTTTTCTTTTGTTGGTTCAGGTAGGTTGTTTCGTCCGCTATCAGCTCCGATATTCACTTGTTCAGGATTGCACTGTTTAAGCAAATCAACCATTGTGTTTAAATCAAAATCTAAAATCGGTTCAATGGTTACAAATGTTTCAAATCCACAATCCGAAAGCATTTTCATATATTTTGCACGTTCGTAAGGTTTTGGGCTGTTTGCCATTATTTCGCTGTAAAACCTATCGCTTTCTATTGTTGTGCAAATAACAGATTTAGGCAATTTAAAACTTAGTATTCGTTTTGGGTTCTTAGTCTGAAATAGGTATTTGTTATCAAACTTTTGGCAATATTCCAAAGTCTTATTTATCCATTCATCAGGTATGTTTTCGGCAAACATATCACAACTCGAACCAACGAAAATAAAATTTCCAGTTCCTAAATCTGTTTTCAATTCTTTAGCATCAAAACGAACCTTATTGAGTTTGCCCCATCGCTTCATGTAGCAGTAAGAACAATCATGGTAGCATTCGCCTTTAATCGTGTTCCAAGTGTGAGTTATAAACTCATACATATTTCCTTTACTCAAATTTAATCCCATATAGTTGTATTTTAATAATTTAACAATAAAAGCCGATTGCATAACACACGGTATAAAACAGTTGGGCATCCATGGTTATTTGAGCATTTCAGCCCGTTTCAAACGTTATGGTAATTTGACAGGTCAGAGCATCGCAGCCCAACCGATTTCATGCCGTCATCGTTATGTGCAAGTTTAAAAAAGAAAAAAGCCACCGCTCTAAAAAAATAAATTAAATTTTTCATTTTAAAATAAAGAGGTTGCGTTACTCAACTATTCTATCTTGCCTTTCACCGTAAACACGAAACCACCCCGAACCATTTTCGGAAACAAGCACCGCAGTATGTCCAGCGTATGTGCTTCCATCAGCGTAAGTAATGGATGGTGTTATTTCTTCTTTTACTTTGCCAATTTTAAAACGCATCATTATGGTATCGTCAATGTTCAGCATTTCAAAAGTTTTCCCAATTAATTTTTCTTTTTCCATTTTGTAGTTATTTAGATTGTTATTGAATTTTCTACTTCGTTCCCCCAAACACTCCACCCTTTTCTTTCACGCCTTGCAAACATTTCTAATCTTGGTTCAGCACTTACGGTTTCAATCATATCTTGGAAAAATTCGGGCTTCGTGCTGTGGCTGTTGTGCGGTCTTTTTGTAAGCCACCAAGTGCTGTCAATCCTTTTCACTTTTGGCATCTTGCCCTTTCTTCCCAGTATCAGAAACTCGTTTGTAGGGCAATATACTCCGCCTTGCCCAAGCCCTCTCGGTGTCTTGCACCAAATCAATGTTTGGCAATATTTGAAACCCCACGCTTTCAACACTTCAAAAGCATCGGGCAAATATTTCTGTGTAGCCCATAAATAAAGTTCGCAGTTTTCATCAGCAAGTTTATTCACAGGCAATGCCTTTATTTCTTCAACGGTCATCGTTTGGTAAGGCATATCATACACCTTTGAGTTTGGTCTGCTCAGCGGATTTGCTTTGCCCCATTTCCCGTATTGCCAAGCTGGGTCTGCAACTATTGTTTTATATTTTATCTCTGAAATCATTTTAAAATGAAAAATTTAATTTATTTTTTTCCTCCCCTTTTTTTCTTTTTTAAACCAGACACATAACAGCACCTAAATCGCAAATTTTGTGAAAAACAAAATCAGCGTTTAGCTGCAAAACGTTAGCGGCAAATTTTGGACAGCTCCACATATTTGAGTGTTTTATTTATTGCATCTACTACATCCATCGTATTTCTATATTCAACAGGGTCAATCATGAAAGCGGCTGTGTTAAATAAAACGGTTCGTTCATCTTCTAACCATTTCAATAAATCTGCCGCTAACATGGGGTTAGCAAAAGCTGGCTGTGCTTCGTTTGAAAGTTCCGTTTTAATTTTTGTCATTTGTTCTTCGATTTAAGTTTAGTGGAAGCCAGCCTTCGCAAAGCCCCGATACGTTAGTGGCAACCGTAGGACACCCACAATCGAGCATCCTACGAACCACAATCAACTTTTAAGCAGTTGCCGCTTTTACAGCCCACATTGCAGCTTCTTCGTATGAAGTTTGAGCCAATGAAGCTAAACGACCATCCTTTGCTTTCAATTCTTCGCATAGGTTGATAAGTTCAGCAGATTTTTGCTTAATTAAAGCAACTGTGTCTGTTTGCGATGGGTTAAAGGATGTTCTTACCCTTTGTTCACCGACTGTCTGTGTTTGTTTGTCTTCTGACATAATTTAATTGTGGATTTTACAAAGCCCGTCCAAGGCATTATCGTGAGAAAACGGCAGCCACTAACACGGGTTTTGTGCAAGTTTTGCCATTAACATTTGTACTAAAAATTGAACTTTCTGCAAGGCAAAACCTGACACAAAGCCAGAAAACGTTAGCAGAAAGGCTAAAAGACAAACGGCTTACCATCAATTTTAGCTTCACCGACACAAATATTGCAATCGCTTAATTCCAAATTGCAAAGCGGATTAGCTATTCTTATATCGCTTCTTGCACCAAATTTATATTCTAACCACTCGACAATATCTACATCATCAGGATTGCCGTTAAAATATTCTGGAAGTTCAATTTTTACATCTTTTAAATTTAGTTTTGCCATTGTTTTAAAGTTTGTGAGAAAAGCCCTTCTGCTAACACACGTTTGGCAAAATGGCGGGGTTCTCGGTTAATATTAAGTTTTCGTTTTCAATTCAAGTTTGATGCAAGGCTGACAGATTTCGTTTCCAAAGCCCGCCACTTCGCCAAGCGTGGAAACGTTATGCCCCATTGCCTTTACGTTCCAACTTTAACATTTCAATCTTTTTGTCAATGCTATCTGTTAGCTCGTTTCGGCAATATAAATCGAAGCATAATCCAGCAATTTGTTCTTCCGTCAAGCATCGCAAAGCATTGATTAAAAGAAACGACCACATTTCTCCAGTGAATGGTTGCAACGATGGCATAACAGCACCTAAACAAGATGGCTGGCTTTGTTCTTCGTTTGAAAGTTTGTCGTTTAAATTATCCATTGTTCTTCGTATTAAGTTTCGAGGTATTAATCAGCCACCTCGTTTAGCCGCAAAACGTTACCCAAAATCCCTCCCGACTTCTTCTAAATACAACCAATATTCCTTTTCACTTTCGCTAAGCTCATCAAACGTGCATGGCATAAAAGAGCCGCATTTCATCTCATCAACTTTTAGTTCTTCTTCCGTGTAGCGTGTTCGATACATTAGTAGTGGATAGTCTTTTTCGGGCTTGTTTGTTGCTTGTACGTAGAACCGCAACAGCGTAGCATATTGAACGGTGGTAATTTTATGAGCTTCGAGAATGTCAGCACGTTGCCACCCTGCCATTATCTTACCCTTAATTGCCATTGCTATATTCAACATTTCCGCTTTCATAAAACAAGTTTTTTAGATTTAACATAAACCACCTCATGCTGCTGCTTATTCTTACAATATTTACCGCAATTAATTACAAGTTGTACATCGCTTTTTTCCGGTAAATTAATGTTGCAAACAAGCAACAGTATTAAGGCTGTTAGTTTCATTTAATTAAATTTCACGTTCAACACATAGTTAAGAGCAATGCACGAAGTTTCCATTTTTATCTTAAAATCAATATCGCTTTTTCGCATCTCGTTAATCTCTTTGTTTTGTTTTTCTATTGACTTTTCAAGTGCATCTAAGCGTTTCTCAAAGTCTATCCAGTCTATAATATTCATGGCTAATTTAATTTAGTTAAAATTTCTTCAAGTGTTTTTGTTTCTAATTTAGGGGCTTCGCCAACTTTCGTTTGCCCTGTAAACGCTACCGTTTCATTGCTCCAATTCACATACGAACTCTTACTATCATTCTTGCAAAGTTGCAATCTTGTAAGTGCCGAACTTAAAAATAAATCTTCGGTTTGCGGACTCAAAAATTCGAGTTCATAAGTCGGTACGCCTTTCTTCAACGACCAATCTTTCGGGCGAATAATCCCTGTAATATCCGCTTGGCAATCGGGATAGGTATTATTCCACAAATATCTTTCCATTGCCACTTGCTCTCTTTGGTGGTCGCTAATCTGCGAACTTGTCTTAATGTTTAATGTGGCAATCTTGCCATTCTTCAACTTGCAAACAACGTCAACAGGAGTAGCAATCTGCAAAACATCGCTCTTACACATACTCTCAACTGCGAATAGTTCCTCCACCTCATCGTATAAGAACTGCAAAATACTTGCAGCGGACTTGCAATATTCAAACACTTGGGCTTGTAGCACATTTTCGTTTATGGCTATCTTATTTTTTTGTGCCGAACTAATAAAATAATTCTCCGCATATTCCTTTTCCTTTTCCCAATCCAAATACCCTTGTTCCCATGCCCTCACAAGCACTTCATGTACTATTGTTCCAAAGTCTGCCATAGTATTAAGATAGGCTTCTTGGCGTTCAATTGAGCCTAATTCATTTATCATTTTATTACGCCAACCGTCCAACCGCTTATTATCTATATTTCCTTTGAACGTAGCAGCATTTAAAGCACCTGTCAACCCCGAATAAGCACCGAAAGGATTAAACGCAACGTACAGCCTTTTTGACCCGTAGTTTATACGAGTCATTGTAATAGTTTTTATTCGAGAACTCTTAAATAAATTCTCGATTATTTCTTCTTTCGCAATCATATACCGCCCCCTTCGAGATTGTCAAGTCTTTCATGTAGAACTTTCACAGCGTTTTCCAACGCTAATAAACGAGCATCTTTCTCATTTATGAACTTGAATTTTTGGTATGTTTTACCGTTAAACTCTTCTGAATACAATTCAATACCTGTTGCCACATCTGTCAACTTCTCATACCTTGCAATGTCATCTTTATTCAAGAATCCGTTATGCCATTGTCCGTTTATCTTTAGCCCTGCGGTGTAATACGGTTTACCGTTTTTGCCTGTCTTTTCTTCGATTTTTCCTTTACTTTCGATTTTCATAATTTTAGTTTTTAGTTTTAGTTAAATTTTTTTGTTTGTTATACTTTTTTTTAGCCCAAACAGAATGACGAAGTCTTCATCATCCATTAGCTCAATAGCATCGTTTGCTATCTTTATAGATAGGTCGATTAAATCTTGGTTGTTTGTTTGTAAATCGTTTAATGTTGCCAACTTTCTAACATTAGTTAGCGTCGTTGGCTTGATTGAAATAATGTTTCCTGCCATAATTTTTAGTTTTTAGTTTTGACAAATTTAGTAATTATTATTTAATTATTACACAATTATTATAATTTATTTTTATTCGTTTGTGTTTCAAGTGGTTGCGGTGGTGTGTCGGTTAGCAACTAGTTAGCAGTAATGCCAGCCGACCCACAAGCCGACTGACATACCACAATAATTTTAGTATCTAAGATTAACCTTTTCACGTCTGCGATAGTTGTAAATTTCTTCAATCAAAGAAACATACTGCTTACTGTCGTTACAGTCGGTTAATGCTGAAGGTTGGTTTTTTACTTTTTGCAAAAATTCCGTAAATTCAAATTGTGGTTTATCAAATAAGTAAAGCATAGCATAAACAAATGCCCTTCTTTTAAAACCATCGTAAATATCTTTAAATAGCCAAATTTTTTCTGCTCTATGTTCAGCTTCTTCAAGATGAG